TTGAAAGGTAAGAAGTAATGAGTGAAGCATTAAAGACATTGCAAGAAAAGATAGGGTCAGCACCTGATGGTTCGTTTGGTCCTAACACTGCAAAGAAGATCTGCGATCACTACGCTTTAAATCCAGAGCGTGGAGCCCATTTTCTTGGACAGCTTGTGCATGAAAGCGGTACGTTTAAATATACAGAAGAAAACTTAAATTACAGTACGGAAACAATTTTAAAGGTTTTTGGCAAATACTTTGATTCAGAGAGCGACGCAGAAAGCTGTGCTCGTAATCCACAGGCTCTAGCTGATCGTGTATACGGCGGTAGAATGCAAAATGACGGACAAGGCTGGTTATTTCGGGGAAGAGGTTTTTTGCAATGCACCGGAAAAATTAATTATTCTCAATTTGCCGCAGACATGGACTTACCCGATATTATGAAAGATCCGGATCTTGTGGCTACAAAATATCCTATGGAGAGTGCAATTTGGTTTTTTCATCGCAATAAATTATGGAACATCTGTGATAAAGGTGTAGATGATGACATTATAAAAACCATTACAAAGCGGGTTAATGGTGGATATAATGGATTAAAACACCGACAAAAAGAAACGCATAAAATTTATAAATGGTTTTCATAAAAAACTGCTAGTATTATTTTCTCTGTCCGTTATAGTCGCAGATATATAAGATATAATAGGACAGGAGAGCATGGATGGAATAGATTTTGTACAATTTGTACAACGCTCTGTAAAAGAGCGAAAAGGTTTGGTTCTTGACCTTTTAGAAAATAACGGAATCAAAAACATGGAGCATTATAACCTTTGTATGGGTGAATTAAATGCTTTAAATTATATCTCTCAGGAACTCTCGGGCCTGCTAGAAAAACAGGAGCAATTTGATGACTAATGAACAAACAGCAATTAATTTAGATGCTGTGAAAGAAGGCGTTAAAAACTTATATGTCTCTGAAGAAGAGCGTGTTTTAGATCCCTCAAAAGCCGACCAATCCTTATTAGATCGTATGCCCTCTCCAACAGGGTGGCGAATGTTAATTTTGCCATATCGAGGTACGGGAAAAACCCAAGGTGGTATTCATTTACCCGATCAAGTTATAGATGACGGTCAAATACAAACCGTGGTAGGGTATGTTTTGAAACAAGGCCCACTTTGTTATAGGGATGAAAAAAAATTCCCAAATGGTCCTTGGTGTAACGAAAAAGATTGGGTAATCTTTGCAAGATACGCTGGGTCCCGGTTTCGTATTGATGGGGGAGAGGTTAGAATTTTAAACGATGATGAAATTTTAGCTACCATTGAAGATCCTGATGATATATTAAGTTTATGAGGTAGATATGCAAGACGTTGAAGAAGCAAACAAAACAATAGTTATAGACGACGGCACTGTAGAAATAGATACTGGTGATGAAAAAGAAACCACCGTTGAGCTACAGGAAGATTCTTCGGGAAAAGAAACTATTGCTGTAAGCAATGAAGCACCAGACCCTGAAAATGGGAATGAGACAGAACAAGAGCAACTTACCAATAATGCTCAAAAACGCATAAACCGTTTAACAAAAAAAATGCGGGATGCGGAGAAAAAAGAGCAAGAAGCTATACGTTATGCTCAACAGGTACAAAAAGAATCCCAAGAATTAAAGCAAAGAATGGCTTCTCTTGATAATGGATACATGCAAGAATTTGGCACACGTATTGATGTTCAAACTAGTCAAGCGGAAGCAAATTTAAAAAGAGCCGTGGAAATAGGTGATGCGGACCAAATTGTTGCCGCTCAAAAAGAGCTATCAAAACTCAGCTATCAATCAGAACGATTTAATGAAACAAAAAATCAACATGAAAGACAGCAACAAATCCAGCAAGCTGCTCAAACACAACAGCCTCAAGTTGCGCCAACGGCCCAACCTGGCGCTCAAGAAATAAAACGACCTGATCCAAAAGCAGAGGCTTGGGCTAAAAGAAATGAATGGTTTGGTACAGATGAAGCAAAAACTTTTGCTGCATTTGGGATACATAAAAAGCTTGTTGAAGACGAAGGGTTTGACCCGACGAGCAATGAGTACTATACTGAACTTGATAATAGAATTTCTTCGACTTTCAATATGGAAGTTGCGGTTAATGATTCGGGTACTAGCAAACGCGCCGCTCAGACGGTTGCTGGTGTTTCCCGCGCTACTGGTAGTAGTAATTCTGGGCGCAACAGAAGGGTAAAACTCTCACCAACCCAAGTAGCGATTGCTAAAAAATTAGGTGTGCCGCTTGAAGAATATGCGAAACATGTGAAGGAGTAAGAAAAATGTCTGATGTAACGAAAGATCGTTTTGAGGGTATTGATCGTGCCTCTCGCAATAATAAAACACGGGAACAAACGGAACAAAGACGTCCGTGGGCTCCCCCGTCCATGCTAGATTCTCCGCCTGCGCCAGAAGGCTTTAAACATCGTTGGATTCGTGCTGAAGCTCGTGGTTTTGATGACCGCAAAAACATTTCAGCAAGAATGAGAGAAGGCTTTGAGCTTGTTCGAAAGGATGAGTTCCCAGACTTTGAAGCACCAGTGATTGATTCAGGAAGATATGAGGGAGTATTTGGGGTAGGTGGACTAGTTCTTGCTAGAATACCTGTTGAAACTGCTAAAGAACGTAATGAATATTTTGCGCGTCGGAATGCCGACCAAATGACAGCAGTGGATCAAGATATGATGCGTGAGAACGCACACTCAACCATGACGATCAATAAACCTGATCGTCAATCTCGTGTAACCTTCGGTGGCCCGCGCAAAGAATAGCGGGGCCCCACAAACTGACGGAGAAAAGTTATGGCAAATGCCGAAACAGCTTTTGGTCTTCGTCCTGTCGGGCTGGTGGGCAGTGCTACAAATAGCACTGGTCTAACAACCTATGAGATTGCGTCGAATAATACCAACGCACTCTTCCAGTACGGTCTTGTCGTACCCACAGCAGCGGGTGTAATAGATCAAGCTGGTGCTACAAGCGGTGGAACCACCGCAGCATTAGGAGTCTTGATGGGAATTGAATACCATGATAGCGCTCAAAAGAAACCTGTGTTCTTAAATTATTGGCCAGGTTCAAACAGTGTAAGTGTTGACACAAACTTTCCGGTTAAAGCACTCGTTGCGGACAATCCGGATCAATTGTTTGCTGTCGCCGCAGATGCTACTCTTACTAACCGGGCAACCGCGTTAGCAACAGTGTTTGCAAATGCTTCACTTGGAACATCCGCTCGTACCGGTGTAACCGCTACAGGTCGTTCCAACTCTCAACTTAATGTGGCTTCTGTGGCCGTGACAGCAACTTTACCATTGCGTATTGTTGGGCTAGTAGATGATGATTCAAACAATGATTACGCTTCAGCAGGAGCGCATTTATTAGTTAGGATTAATGCACATTACAATGCAGCAACCCGTCGTTTTGATTCGCAGACTACTGCGGATTCAACCGGCACATAAGGAAGGGAATAGAATATGGCTATCTCTCGCGCACAACTAGCGAAAGAGTTGGAACCCGGCCTTAACGCGCTGTTTGGTTTGGAGTATGACCGTTATGACAACGAACATGCTGAAATTTTCGAGGAGGAGTCTTCTGACAGAGCCTTCGAAGAAGAAGTAATGCTTGGTGGCTTCGGAACGGCTCCAGTTAAAGGTGAAGGCGGAGCAATTTCATTTGATGATGCACAGGAAACATTTACTGCGCGTTACACACATGAAACAATTGCTTTGGCGTTTTCAATCACAGAAGAAGCGATTGAAGATAACCTTTATGACAGACTTGCGGCGCGTTATACCAGGGCTTTGGCTCGTTCAATGTCACAGACAAAGCAAATTAAAGCAGCGTCTGTGCTAAATAACGCGTTTGCTGCTACTTCACCAATTGGTGATGGTGCAGCGCTTTGTTCCGACGCACATCCAAGTTTGTCTGGAAACCAAAGAAATGAGCTTGCAACAGCAGCAGATCTTAATGAAACTTCATTAGAGCAAATGTTGATTGATGTGGCTGGTTTTACAGATGAACGCGGTCTTAAAATCGCGGTACGTGGTATGAAATTGATTATCCCAAAAGAACTTCAGTTCATTGCTGAAAGGGTAATTAATTCAAATCTACGTCCGGGAACAGCAGACAATGATACCAATGCGATGAAATCAATGGGTATGTTGCCTGAAGGGGCGGTGGTTAACCACTTCTTAAACGATACCGATGCTTTCTTTATAAAAACGGATGCGCCAAATGGTTTTAAACTATTTAATCGTACTCCCATAAAGACAGCTATGGAAGGTGATTTTGACACCGGCAACATGAGGTTTAAAGCTCGTGAGCGTTACAGCTTTGGAGTTTCTGATTGGCGCTGTGTCTTCGGATCACCCGGAGTTTAAGCTAAACTTTATAAACGGAAGGAGCCGCTTTTGCGGCTCTTTCTTTTTTTATTTTATGTGTTATAGTAAATTATCCCTGACAGCGGCATGGTGCGGCTGACTTAACCCAAGACAGGAGATCTACATGGGTACTACAACTTTTTCAGGTCCAATTCGGGCAGGTAATATTAGAAATACAACGGGTACTACCGTTGGAACCGACATAGCAAACGTTGGCTATGTTGTAATGACTCAACAACATGTAATGGACATTTCTGGCGGCGCTGTAGCGGCAGAAGCCACAAATGTAGTAATTCCCGCTAATTCAAAAATTGTAAACATAATTATTGATTTAGAAACAGCAGCTAACACCACAACAAATATTAGTGTTGGTGATACTGTAGGCGGCGCAGCGTCTCTTATTAATACTCTTGCTTCTGGAACCACTGTGGGCATCAAAGCGTTAGGTATTTCTGGTGGTGGTACACTTACCTGGAAGAATACTGGAACTTCAGATTTAAAATTAACAGCTACTTCAAGTGCAGCATGTAATGCAGGATCGGTGGTTATAACAATAATGTATGCTCAAGCTTTTAACACTGTTGTTCAAGATTAGTAAGAGGATTTTTAAATGGCTAATTCAGACGTAACAAGCAAACGTCTGACGGGAACAGGCGCGGCGGCTGTTGGTCGCGCACGTTTACGGCAGATACAAGTTCTTACAGGCGGCGGCGCAGGTAGACTTACCTTGACTGACGGGAACGGGGGTTCAACCGTTTTGGACATTGATTTCTCTCAAGCTCAAACACATTCGGTAAACATTCCTGATGAGGGTATTTTATTTACAAGTGACATACATGTTTCTGTTGCTACTAATATTACAGCAATGACTCTTTTTCATAGTTAGGATTAAATATGGCTTCAGACGTTACCGCTACTCACCTTACATCAACAGGAACTGTTTTTGCAGGCAGGGCCAGAATAAAGGCCATTCATTATACTTGTGGATCAAGTCCTACTTTGATTTTACGAAACGGCTCGGGAAGCGGAAGCATATTATTAACAATGGTTTTTGCAAACAACACCGATGATAATGTCTATATTCCTGACGAAGGCATGCTTTTTCCTGACGGATGCCACGCAACCTTAACTAATATAAGTAATGTAACGGTATTTTTTAATTGAGGTAATAATGGCTACTACAAAAGATGTTGAGCGTTTACCCAGTGGCCGAATAAAATATCGGGGGGAAACCTTTGCAGGATTTAACAAACCAAAAAGAACTCCAGGGAAAGCCAAAAAAAGTGCGGTTTTGGCTAAAAAAGGTACAGATGTTAAGCTTGTCCGGTTTGGAGACAGTAAAATGTCGATTAAAAAAGATCAACCAGCCCGACGTAAAAGTTTCCGCGCAAGACATAATTGTGACACGGCAAAAGATAAATTTAGCGCCAGATACTGGTCATGTAAGGCGTGGTGAAATGAAAGTAGAAGAGGTTTTAAAATTACTCGAAAAGCATGAATCTGAATGTAATGATCGTTACAAAAAGATTGATAAACAGTTGGATAGATTAGACATGCGTCTATGGGGCATAGCAGTTTTAATCGTTGCCACCGCAATTGCAGGAAAGTTTTTATAATGGCTTATTCAAAGAAATCAAAAAAGGCTCAAAAGAAAAGTAAAGGAAGTAAAATTTGTCCTGCTGGAAAAGCGTGGGCAGAAAGAACTTTTGATACTTACCCCAGCGCTTATGCCAACATGGCGGCATCTAAATACTGTAAAGATCCTAATTATGCCAAAGGGGCAAAGGGGAAGAAAAGTGGGTGAGCTTAAAAAGTGGCGGGATCAAGATTGGGTAAGGATAGGTACTGATGGTGAAATCAAAGGTAAATGCGGCACTTCAAAGGATAAAAAGAATCCTGACAGGTGTCTTCCAAGGTCTAAAGCGAATAATCTTTCGAAAGCCGAAAGAGCAGCCACTGCCCGAAAAAAGAAAAAAGAAGGTAGTAAAGGCAAAACATCCGTCAAAAACACAAAAGAAGCCGAAGTTAAATTTGCAAGATTCGGGGGCGAAATCGTCAACCAAAAACCGAAAAGAGAAACTCCGAAGAAAAATCAAGAAGGGGTAATTGCACGAGGGTGCGGGCAAATAATGGAAAACCGAAGAAAAAGAACCAAAGGGTCTGCTTCTTCATAATTTAAAAGGAAGTTAAAATGAATAAGAAAAAAAAGGGCAGCAAAGTAGGCGGAGCAAGAGTTCGCACAATGTCTAAAGGTGGAGCAATGGGCGGTAAAAAACCTAAACGTATGTCTAAAGGCGGAGCGATGGGCGGTAAAGTAAAGCGCATGTCTAAAGGCGGAGCCGCTGGGGGCAAAGTAAAACGTATGTCTAAAGGTGGAGCGATGGGTGGTAAAAAACCAACTATGATGATGGGTGGCGGTGCGACTATGACTTTATCTCAATTGAGAAAAGCTGCGGGCCAGAAGGGTTACAAGTTAATAAAGTAATGGCTTATTTACATTCTAATGTGCCCTACTTCAAAGCATGGGTTCGCCGTGAATACACTCATAACCATGAGAAGTACCACGGCGAATTTTTACACGCTATGGTTATTGGGGTCACAACGATGCCCAACCGTTGTTTAAGTTTTCAAGTGATGTTCACTGGAAATGAGGCGGACGGAGAAGAGGAGGATACGGTTCATGGAGGGGCCATGTGGGCAAGAATGCCTTTAACGGCTCTTGTTGCGGATATTCCTTTAGATGATTGGCCCGAACCAATGGAAACATATGATGCTCAACCCTGGGATTGTGCTTCATATCATCACTCTGTATTTATTATGGATAGGGCCACACCTTGTCCCTGGTTAGCAAAAATAGATGGACAAATGTTACCTGCAAAATATTTATTTACGGTTGATTATTCTGAGAGTGAAATTGCCGATGATCCTGCACAACACAAACAAAGTCATGTTTTGCAATTACTGGATGCAGGAGAGTGGACCGGAAACATAGTAGCTTTACCAAATAATCGGGTAAGAGTTACGCATCCCGCTTGGTTTGTAACAGGTGAAGGGGCTCCTGACTTTAAACCCTCTCAACATATACACTATTCAAAAAGTGATTTAGACTATACACTTGACGTGAATAGGGTGTTTGACAACCTTTACAATGAGGATTGAATATGGCCGTCTCTAACAGTAAAGATTTTGAATTAGATGTAGCGGAATACATAGAAGAGGCCTTTGAACGTTGTGGTTTAGAGGTTCGTACTGGTTATGATCTCAAAACAGCTAAAAGATCTTTAAATTTATTGTTAGCAGAGTGGGCAAACAGGGGTCTAAATCAATGGACTATCAAGCAACGCAGCTTTACAGTCACGCAAGCCGATGGAGACATTGATTTAGGCAATGATGTAATAGATGTTCTGTCTGTTGTCATACGCAGAAGTAATACTGATTTTTCCCTGAGTAGAGTAAGCCGGGACACTTTTTTATCTATTCCTGTTAAAACAACGCAAGGAAGACCTTCTCAGTTTTTTTTAGATAGACAAGTAACGCCAAATCTTAAAATCTGGCCTGTACCAGAAAATAGTACGGACGTTATTGTATATGATGCTTTGACTAGGATGGATGATGCGGATGCACAAGTAAACACTTTGGACATGCCTTTTAGGTTTTACCCGTGTTTAGCTGCGGGGTTAGCTTATTATATAGCTTTAAAAAGAGCGCCTAATCGTCTTCAACTTTTGAAAGCTTTGTATGAAGAAGAGTTCGAAAGAGCTATGACAGAAGATAGAGACAGGGCTTCTTTTAACGTAGTTCCACAATATCAATATTTAAGGACAACTTGATGGCGAAGTTTGCTTCTGGTAAAAACGCTTACGCTATATC